TCATTATTAGCAATACTAGGAGGAGCTAGGAAACCTTTCCCAGCTTTATCTTTCTTACCTTTCTTTCCCCCACCACTATTACCTTTAGTAACTATATCCTGAAATCCTAATAAAGTTTTAACAGCAGGATTTTTCTCAGCAACAGTTTTAAGAACGGGAGTAATAATACTACTAACGTTCTTAACGGCGCCCATAAACCAATCACCAAGACCATTCTGTCCAAAAGGAACACCAGTAGGAAGATCTTGAGTAATCATGGAATAAGCTTCTATACAAGTTGGAGAATACACCGTTGAAGGTGTAGCAAGAACAACCAAATCACCTTGTTGTTCTGTAGGAAAACGCTCTACATCATTAATCCAAGACAATTGTAGAGTAGTAGTAGCACTAAGACCAGTGAAAATACAACCAGATTGATCAAAATTATTCCAAAAATTAGTACCAGTAAATCCTACTGTAGATGAACCCGTTAAATTATAACCAGAATTAAAAGTAGTAGGACCAATCAATGAAGCTGTTGAGCCATCACTGCCCTTTTGATAAATTACTGGAACAGTAAGATTAAAATCTTGAGGAGGAAGACGCTCTGAATTAAGAACAGAAACTACATAAGCACCTTCCTTAGCCTTCCATTGACGAGTACCAGGCAAAAGAAAAGCCTGAGCTAAATTAGCAGGAGGCCCTGGAATAGGTAAACAACTAGCAATAGTAATTATCCCTGCAGTAGCACCAGAAAGACTAGAAAGAAGAGTAAAAGTACCAGCATCTTCAAAATCTTGAATAGGTTGACGAAAAGTAGCAACACTACCCTGAACAGTAAGTTCTGCCGTTGTATTACAAACCTCAAAAGCACTACCAATAATACGGGAAGAACCTTGTGAATAAGTAGAGGGTAAAGTATTGGCTATATTATAACCAGTACCAGCTGAAATGGCAGATTGAACATTAGACCAAGTAAAACCAGTCGTTGAAGGAACAGCAATAAACATTAAACCACCATAAGATCCAAGACCCGCATTAACTGAAGTAAGAGTAAGAAGATTATCATTAATAGTATTAGATGGTGTAGATAAACTACCGGAAGAATAGCCCACAACTTGTTGAGAGTTCATCAAAGGAGTACTAAGAACCATCAAGTCCCAAAGTGCACTCGAAGCAGTACTACCAGGAGCTTTAATTGTATAAGCTTGTTTTACTCTCTGGACACAAGAGGCACTCTGATTATCATCAGGATACCCTGTCAGTTTTGTTAAACGATCGTGACAAGGATCAATAGCATTAATCAACCATTGTTCAGCATCCGCTGGAATATGGGAACGACGTGCAAAATTACTAAGGACACGCTCGGCAGCAACAACGCCAGCCATTGTATTACTAATAAAAGAATGTTACACGGAAAAGGAAGAAGACAAACAACGCCTAGCAAAAACAATAGGCAAGTTAAAGTATAATAATGGACACGTATTTTTAAAGAGAAAGTAAAGAAAAATCACTTAGTTCGTCTAACGAACTAGAAACAAAAAAATTTAAAAATTTAATTTTTGCGATTATTTTCTTATCTGCAGAGCGCAAATTTTTTGCTTCAAAACCAGTGTATAACTTCTCTAATTCAAAATCTGTTAAATAAGTCTTCAGAATATCGGTCCATAATACTTCATGATCTTGAGTTGATGGAATAATCAAACTACCAGTAAGACGATCATTATATCTTTGTAACATATAGTTAATAAAATCCTTTATCAAATTACGAATTTCTAAACAAGCCCAACTTTCTATACGCAAAGCAAAAGCTCGTAACAATGTCCAACGAGGGTCAACATTACCAGAACACAAATATAACGAAGATAAAACTTTATTAATATCTGGAATCGGTAAATACATACCATTATAATTGACCACATGCTGACTAAGAAATTCTATATCACTATAAATTACCGGTTCTTCTTCCCCAGTAACTTCAATTCCTAAAGTCATAAGAACTCGTTTAATATTCGGAGCATTAAACCAAGAAAGTACAGAATCACTAGCAGTAAAAGCACTATCATCACCATTAATGACAGGCTCAACATTCTCATAAAATTTAGATTCACCATAATTCTTTGAAATAGAATCTATTAAATCATCTTGCTCATTAACAATTGAGGATGAATTAAAATCACGAATATTACGCAATTTCTTAGAATGTT